CAACATACTTAGCAGCATTGACATCTCCGTTCAGTGCCTTGTTCATCATCTTCTGGTAAATCTGCATTGTATTTAATGTCCTCATATTTTTCATGTATATTTTAATTGCTTTCTGAGCATCATCACGAATGAGCCAATTGTTCTCGCAGAATTCTTCTGTTTTGTTTGTTCCGTCCTTGCTTTTAAATTGCATATCACATTGGCACAGTTCGTCCCATTTGCATCTTTTTTTCTGGTCTGACAGATACCATTGCACATACTTCGCAATGTGATATGGGCAGATTTCCTGCATCTTTTGAAGCAATGTTTTATCTTTACTTTTTGCCATTTGTTTCTCCTTTCTGTTTGATTTTGATTGTTCTGTATTGATCGACCACGCAACCGTAGGTTGTAGTGGGCGGAAGTGATGTGCTTTGTGAGCGTTAGCGATCAAAGGATATCGCGCTACATGGGGTTTGGGGCTTGTCCCCAACATGATGAGGAAACCTTTACACTCAACAACTTATCTGGCACCATCCGACACACATTTTGTTGTAGGTCGAAACGCCCACTCCTACGGGTGGTCATTTGACCAACACAAAATATATGTCAGTATGGATGCCTATTATCATACTAAACTCGCAAAAAACGCTTCGCTTATTTTCGCTCTCTGTCAATTGCGGCAAGCGCAATTTCCTATTGGGAATTTTTATTTTTTCTTTTTAAAATCGTCGTTTTCTCCAGTGTTTATAAGGGTTTTATGCCATTTTGCGTACGTTTTCGTTACGACCCTATATAGAAGCATCGTAACAATTTCGTACGCAAAATAGTTAAAAGTCCAGTAATATTAACAAAAAACGACGATCCTATACTCTCGCCCTAACTATCGTCCACAATCTAACGTCCTTACTACGACCATCAATTTTTCGTTTTGTTCTTTTCTCATTTATCTTATAAGGTATCCCCATCTGCAATAATCGTTCATTTATCGTTTTTGCGGTTTTAACAATTCGTCTATCTTTGCGAATAGCCAATTCCTGTACGAGTTTATCTTTCTGGGACTTATCACAAAATTCTGTTTTATCACTTGCATATCTATCCAAAGTAACCATGATATTAATGTACTCTGGTTCATAAATCTCATACTTCCATTTTGTTATGTTGCCAAATTTGTCATATTTGTGCGTCCTCTCGAACTTATCAGCAAGATATGAGCAGTATCCATAATCGCTGAGATTTATCATCTTATTGTATAATTCGATATCGCTTTCTTTCTTCTTAAGCATCAATTCATTGACCTTCAAGCAATTATCCTTTTTATCAGTATAGATAATTCCACTTTTATCTACGTTTGCGTTAAATCTTGGATATTCCTTGTAAAATTCTTCTTCACCGTTGAAATCGAGGAACTGTGCAGGCGCAATATCTTTCTTAATCTGTGTAACCATACCACCTAATTGTTGATTTGTTCTTGCACGAATGTAAACATCAATCTTCTCTGAGTATGCGCCATTGTCTTTTCTTCTACCGATACGTCTTCTGCCCATGCACTGGATCAGCGAACCAAGATCACGAATGTCAATCATTACCTCTTTTACATCTTTGTCTTTTATGTTAACTCCTGCATCTAGGCAAGCAGTAGTGATAAGTAGGTTTTCTTCAAATCTCTCATTTTCGAGCATCTGACTCAATTTCTCTTTGTCCATATACTTGGCATAATCTTTATTGCTGTCACTGCAACAAAAGATTGCATGATCTTCGAACTGCTTGTATAACTCGTATGCCTTTTTGGCAGATTCAATAAAGAAGATTGCCTTCGTACCTTTGCAAATTACCTCTTCTGCTTTACGTTTAAATGCGTCCTCTCTGTAAAAGAAGTAGAGTTGATTGATAAATGACCAATTGGTTGGTATCTTGTATTTAAGGGGCTTTATGCCTTCTCTGATGCCTAATTTTTGGGCGTTATCTGTTAAATAATCTCTCATATAGGATTCAATATTTTCGCCTGTTGCACTCATGAAAATCTTGACCGCAGTAGGACATTCCATTATCATGTCATAAGCCACGTCTGTCGTGTCATTGAAACTTGCATCTTCTGTAAAGTAGTGGTATTCATCGGATACGATATAACCGTAATCATATGGATTGAATTCATCATCAAAGTCACTGCATCTTTTGTGCATGGAAAACTTCTGATATGTCACTATATCAATCACATCATCTTTGCCGTCCGCTTCAATTTCCATGATGAACTGATCGACACATTTGCGACGATGGATAAGGAAGAGAATCTTCTGACCCTCTTCCTTTGCAATATCATATAAGGTGTTCTTGATAAAGTAGGACTTTCCAACGCCAGTACCGGCCTCAATGATGACAGGTACATCTGGTTCCCATTTTTGAATATCTTCAACTGTAATTAGATCGCTTACTCTTGTATTTTTACTTACTTTTCTTGTATTTGTTGCCATATTTGTTTGATCTCCTTGTTTGATTATTTAGATAAGTATTCTTTGATTGTCTTTTCCAGATTCTCAGATTGTCTAAATATAAATACATTCTTGTCTGGACATTTTTCATTACGTTCCATCTTCTTTAAGATAAACCCTTGCATCATTAAATATCCTGCGAGTGCTTGATTGAATATAATTTTATTATCTGTTTTTGTTTTACGTTCCATATTGTTTGTTCTCCTTGTTTTGTATTTGTTTAGTTGAGTAGTCGACAAACTGTCGATTACTGATATTAATTAGTAGCCCTCAGTTTGAGGTTAACTGACCTAAATTCTGACTATTACCATTCGTAATACCTAAATTCTGAGTACCAAGATTGTTGGCACTTAAATTCTTGGTACGAAGATTGTTCGTACCTAAAATTTTAGTCCGCTAAACTGTCGATTACTGACCTAAATTTGACCCGCTAACATTATTAGCGGTTAAGATTTTGAGTGCTAACATTATTAGCACCTAAAATTTTGGTAGGAAGATTGTTCATACCTAAATTTTGGTCTACGAACAATCTTCGTGGTCAAATTTTTAGTTATGCGAATAATTCCTTATTCAATGCTATTCTTTCCTCTCTTGCTATATTAAGCAAGTCCTCTTTTAATTCTTTCGTACCATCAAAGAGGAAGATTGTTTTGATTTTGTTCTTTCTGTCTGGGCGCACTTGCACAATATGGTGACCTCTGCGCAATAATTCGTTTGTCAGATCACCATTATGTATTACAATTCTGTCATCACTTGTATATTCCATTATTCCTTTACCTCGATTGAATAGTTTAGTAGATTTGTCTTTGTAAGCGCATAGCAGTATGGCTCTTTTGGAATTATCTCATCATATCTCTTCGCTCTTTTTCCATAAATATCTTTGACAACGTCAATAAAATATTTGTCTGGAAAAAACTTATTCTGTGGCAATTCAATTTGAAGATTTGTGTCTGTGTCCCATAAAAGAGTATCGTTGATTGCATCTATATCAATCTTGGTGATCACATGACCTTTTTTCAATGTAATCTTTTCTTTTAGTTTATACTTATCTTTGATGTTCTGAAACTCTTCGATGCTATGTCTTTCAATACAATTGTAAAATTCTGGCAGATCAAGTACATCTACCAGATAGTGCTTGACGTGCTTTTTGTATCTTGAACTGTAGTATCCTAAATATGCGCTGTCGATTCCGAGCAACATCATCATTGCTTCGTCCGTTAGACCTTCTTTTTGTAAACCGTACAACGACCAAAGCAGTAATACTGTTGATCCTGCATATTTCTCTGTGTAATTTTGTCTTGTGATATTTTCCATAAGATTTGGATTGATAGATTCTTCGTTTTTATAATCAATATTTGAAAATCTTGTGATATGATTATCGAAGCATTTGCCTTTGTGCAATGCCAAGTCCACGCCAATTCCTTCTGACTGTGTGGCGTTCTTTGTTTTTCCTTTGAGGTCTTGTCCCTCATGTCCTTTGACTTTCTTCTTTAATAAAAAGATTTCTTCGACATTCCATCCCATTAATTGCTTTAAGATTGCACAGGATAATAATGAGTCAATGTCGTCTGTTAGAATTGTATGATATTTATTTGTTTTATCTTTGTACCATGTTGGTAAATTCTTTGTTTGATTCTTCTTCATATCTGTCACCGATTAGTGAGCAAGATGAATCAACACCTTGCCCCTCTAATTGGCAAACAAATACGAAAGTGAATAAGAATTTATACATCTTACTCACCTTCCTTTCTCCATTTGTTAAATTCTGGTTGCTAATTACTGAGTTTCTCCAACTATAATTAAAATCATTATTGAAACTAAAATATAATTACCCTATGCCCCATGTCGGGGCACAGCAGTTATTCTTTAACCGAGTTATTTTTGACGCGGGCTTTTTTGCTTGTTTTCTTTTCCTCTCGTGGCTTCAGTAAGCCATAACAGCAGTCAAGCCAATCATGATACATCTTCTCGGTCGGGATTACCTCGCATCTTTCGATGCCTTTAATCCATCTTGTCGAGCATCCAAGACACTCAGCCATGTATTTTTGTGTTAAATTATGATAAATTCTTAAAAACTTTAAACGATCTCCGCCAAGCATCTCGTCGCTCCTTTCATTTATTACTCACCATCAGATACTGTTGGGGTAATTGTTGATCCTGCGACTACTACGCCACTGTCGTCGATCAGTGCAACTGCATAGTATTCTGAGCAGTATACTGTAGTTGTTCTTGTAGATGCGTCTCTGGCAGGTTCGACGAATGGATTCTCTTTAGGAATTAATCCAATAGATTCCTTTTTGATTGTCAGAATATAACCCTCGTGTTTTGCTGTATCATAAAGGCGATCAGTTACTAACACTGGAATTCCTCTGAAGTAACCTAACAGATTATTCTGCATGATTCCTGTTCCATCTGTTGTAAATGTCTTTGTCTTATCAACAAATCCATCCATCTTAAGAAATGATGGTACGAAAGCGCTATGAATGTAGATACCTGCAAAATCTTCTGCATTGGCATCATCTCCATATAAACCTAAGATTGCGTTCATCTCGTCAAATGTGATCTGATGTTTTGTAGCAATCTGGCTTTTTAATGGTGTTGTTAAAGCAACATTAATGCAATCAGTGTCAAGTTTTCTTGCCAGTGAGATTGCCTGCTGTTTTGCGGCTTCATCAAGTGCGTTACCGAACTCAACTGCATCATCATAGTCATTGACAGATACCGCAGGAGCGGCTACCATCTTGATAGTTGCCTGTGTGCTTGTCTGTTTTAATGCTGTCTTGTCCATTGCAGTTCCAACTGTAATGTCTTTTGCATCACCGATGTACGCCCATTTTGGCATACTAACTGTCTCACCAGGTTTACCAACAAGGGATTTTACAACCTTAGCGCACTGAGAGATAACTACTTTTCCTTCGATTTTTTCACGCACTAACTCCGCATAAACGTCTGGGATAATCATGTTTTTGTTTACTGCATTTGTAGAATTGTTTACAATATTTGCCATTATGTTTTCCTCCTATATTATTTGTTATTAATTTGTGTTTTGATGTCTGAAACATCTTCTCTGATTTCATCTAAGTCATCCTTATAAGATGTAAGCACCTGCACGAATTCTGCATTAGTAGCAGATAATTTTTCGTTCTGTTCCTGTGCTTTCGAGATGACCGAATATAATTTTTCTTCTCTGGTTTCGTTTTGTGTCTGCGATTTTTCCCACAATTTCCATATAAAAAAAGCCATGGCAATTACCATGACGATAGGGAATCCTAGTTGACTTATCGCAGTTTGTAGTGCATTGTAATCCACTCCTTTGTCCTTTCCGAAAACCGTATATTAGCCGAGCGCAAAAGTTCTCTCGGCTAACGAGCGCAAAAGTTCCGTCGTTTCCCCAGATGTGTGGAATTATCTGGCTAATGCCTTATAAAGTTCAGGATTGTCCTGAAACAACTGCGCTTTTTCACCGTAGGACATTTTCTTAAAGTCGGCTTTGGTAACTGCTTGCTGTTTACCATGATTGGTGGGTTTATTACCGTTGTTTAACAGATAACCATTGATTGCCACACTTACGGCTTCTAATCCTGCGTCCACATCTTCGCCAAGATTGAGATACTGTCCTAACTCTGTTGGCAGTCCAAGTTCATTAAGTTTAGTAGATAACTCTGCTTGGCGTTCCTTTGCCAGTAATTTCTGTTCTCTTGCTTCGAGTTCTTTCATGCGGTTTTCAAATTGAATTTCGCTATCTGATTTCTGCGCAGGTTTGTATTGATTTAGTTCTTCTTTTACAGTTCTGAGTTCGTTTGAATACTTTGTTCTAATCTTATCGCCCTCAGATTGAAGAATCTGCTGTACTCCTGCAAGTTGTTCATCAGATAGATTTAATGTTTCTAGTTCCATGCTTCACGTCCTTTCCAGTTGCATACAAAACGCCCTGCAATAGCAGTTCTATCTGTTGCCCCTGTTTTGTTGTGTTAATTTGTATCAAAAAAAGACCTATCAATTGCGATAGATCTCTTTCTTCCTTATTATATAATTGTTTCTAAGGTCGCAGATTACGACCTTTGGATTTCTAAGATGGTAATTTGCCACCTTTAGATTCAAAGGTTACTAAATCGGTAACCCTTGAGTGACATAACATAGGGAGTATCTGTTGTGACACCCCTTGCTACGTCTATATATACATTTGAATTAAATAACGAACATTTTTATGTCGAGGGTATGCGCCCCCTTATACACACATTTCGAATTTCATTTTGTGCCGTAAATACGGGACTTGTAAATAATTTCCAATTTTTCAAAGTCGCTAAAAACCTAGTGTTTTAGCCAAATTTTGACTTGTCCACGCTGGCAAAAAGCAAAAGTTTAATTTGCTTAAATTACTATTATAATACCTTCTCCATATAGACACATTTCGTGTTCCGTATACACGGAACATTTTAAAATTGGCAAAAATTTTGTTCCGCATATACGGTACATTTTAGACCGATATCAAATGCTAACATTTTGTATTTTGCTTCTCCATATACACACATTTCACCAACCGTTTTTTTCGGCTGTTTACCATTTTTTCAAAAATATTTAACCGAAAAAAACGGTTGTTTTTTGACCCATATCAAATGCTAACAAGTTTTGATTCTCAAAATATATACGCCCCCTTATACGCACATTTCGTGTTCTGGATATTCAGTACATTTGAAAATTTGGAATTTTTTCGTTCTGGATATTCAGTACATTTTAACCCAATATCAAAAACTAAATTTCTGTATTATGCTTTCTCATAGGGGGGTACCTTTCCATATAGTGACTTTTTTTGTTCCGAAAAAAACAGAACATTGCATTTTTTAACCTTAAAAATGAACTGAATTTTTCGGAACTTTTTTTAAAATTTAAAACCATTACATCGTTCTTCCTATACTGCCACTTAGCACGTCGCCTGTACATGGCTATTTTACTGAGTTTTTTAATAGTTTCTGAGAGGTAACTGAGAAGTTTTTTGGCTGATTTTTACTATAACTATCTTCTTCTCATGTCTCCCTATTGTTCCATTTAACACATCATCAAAATTTGGCTTAAAATCTGGATTTTGTAACTGTATTTTGAAATAAAGGGGATAATTTTTGACTCTTTTTTACTAAAACATTCTTGTCCTTCCTATAGTTCCATTTAAAGGATCATCAAAATTTGGCTTAAAGTAAGGACTTTGTGATCATATTTTGAAATAAAGTCGACGATTTTTGACCGATTTTTACTATTTTATTATTCTACTATCGTGTCCCCCTATTATTCCACTTAGTAAACCATCTAAAAATGGCTTAAAATAAGGGGTTTGTGATCATGTTTTCAAGGTAACTAAGACGATTTTTGACTCTTTTTTACCAAAACATTCTTGTCCTTCCTATATGTCCACGAAGCACAACCGCTAAAGTCCTTATATTTACTGCATTTAAAGCACATATTTTTTTTAAAGGGGAAGATTTTTGACCGATTTTTACTATTTTTATCCTGCCATCCACATGTCTCCCTATTACCGCAAGATTGGTGTCTAAAAAAGTCCGCATAAACACTGGGTTTGAGCGGTGTCGAAAAATAAAAGTGGGAACTTTTTTGCCGTTTTTTTTCCAAAATTGTCTCTCTCCTATAGTCGAGAGAAGTACAAATGGTTAAACGCCTATGATTCCTAGTGTTTTTACATCTAAAAAAATAAAACGTAGACGAATTTTGGCGTTTTTTTACTAAAGTCAATCATCTCTCCTATACGTCCACGAAACTGATTCTTTAAATACCGCACAAACACTGAGTTTAAGCGGTATTTAAAATTTAAAGGAAGATAATTTTCGCCACTTTTTTACCAAAAATCTGAACCATTGCAAATCTGCATAGGTTGGATGTACAACAACCCTAAAAAGGGTCATTGCAACCGTCCTCGTTCTGAGGACAGTTAAATCAATGATTCCACAGTAACGTCCTTAGTTGCTTCTAGTTTCTTGGCAGTGTGATACACTCGAAGCGTAAACTTCTTTCCAATCGCACCATTATCTGTTGTCTTTAGGGTTAAAGTATTGGCAGTTGTGTTGAATACCTCTGTCACGAATGTAAATGAATAGTCACTAGTAATCTCATACTGCAAGCCATCCAGATGTTCTTTGACACCATCATTCTTAGTGACGAACGTAAATACTATGTCTTTATTTGTATACATTTTACTGTATCTACTCGTAATTGATAACGTCCATGGATTAACCTCTGGTTCGCTATCAGTTACTGTGATTTCATCTGTCGTGACGTTTACATCGTGTTCTGACCATCTTGCCGTAAATTTCACTGTACCTGCCTTGATAAAAGTAACTGTGCCGTCCTGTGCGATTGTCGCTACATCATTATTTGATGATAGCCATTCAATAGTAGGATTAGATACTATTTGGTCATTCATATATGCAGTTGTTTCCAGTTTGGTAACTACTAGTCCCGAGTCGGTACTGGAAGGAATCTGATATGCCTTATTATAGTCACTTAACACAAGTCGATAGTTGACTGTTGGCTGTTCGTCTGCCGTACGTTCGCAATACAAGTGACAGATGCCATTCTTGCACATGATGTTCTTAATCTTATACGTTCCACCGTACTCGTTGAATGTACCACCTATTGTTAAGCGTTTAGCATCGCTATTGTCCTCTAAAATCAATTCTAAGTCGCCAGACAGTAAAATCATCGTACCATCACTCGCAGACGAAATTGAGGTCGTTTTCATGCAAATAACCCTAAGTCCTGTGACAGTTCCAGTGTTGAGATTCAAGATACCGTCTGTCTGTTGTATGGCTGATTTATAGTATATGTCGTTTTCGGCAGTTTCCTTGTTTAAGACAATGTAGTAGTTGCCTTTGTAGTTTAAAAGCGTTCCTATCTCCACAGGAGCGTCTATTTCATAGTATATAATGGAAGTGTCTCTATCCTCTAAGCCATCGTTATTCTTGCGAAAGACAACCTTAAAATCCTGCGCCTGTGTCACGGCTGTCATAGTTTTACCTTCTCGTTGTAGTGTTCTTGCGAAACTTCTTTTCAATGTCTCCAATTCATCACCGTCCTTTCCTCATTGAGATGTGTGTGCCTTCATGTTCATGGTTCTTTATAGTATCTAATGGATTGAATCTTTCAAAGTCAATCTGTAAATCATTTCCAAATAATGTAACATATTCTTTTGTCATGTCTAGGGTAGAGTGCCCCATAATCTTTTGCAGTCGGAATATATCACCGCCATTAATGATCCAATGCTTGGCGAAGGTATGTCTAAATAGATGGCATGATGTTTTGTTCACGTTGTGTTTTATATTGTAGTTATGCACTAACTGTTGGTATGTTCTGACGGCTGACTGCTTGCCATAATCATTACAGAAGAGGTAATCTTCTGGCTCTCCGCCACGAATCTCAAGATACTCTTGTAAGATAACAGATAATGATTCAGATAGAGGGATAACCTGTTGCTTACGGTTCTTGGTTTTGCGTAGGATAATGAAGCCACTTGAAAAGTCAACGTCACAGATTCTTACATTTAATGCCGTACGTATACGGTTTGCAGTTGCAAGTAAGTAGTTCTCGAATACCCACGTCTTGTATTCGGCAAACGTGCATTTGCGTAAATTTGGCTTCTGTAAGAGGCGTTCTAGTTCATCATCTGAGTAAGTTTGCTTGATTGGTTTCTCGATTTTGCACAATTGAATTTTAAACGATTCCATATAGCCACAGTCCATGCAGTAGTATAAAAACGCTCTGAGGGTTCTGAGATAAGTATTGATTGTTACATCTTTGATTTGTACTTTGTCACGAAGCCATAAAATATAGTCGTCAATTGTGTCCTCTGTGATTGTATGCACTCGTTTTCTTGGATCACAAAAATCAAAAAATCTTTTATTGATTTGCTTGTAAGATAAGATAGTTTTGTCTGATAAGTTTCTGACTTTGCATTTTTTTAAATACATTTCAAATGCTTGATTAAGAGTTAGATTTGTTGGATTTGATATTTTTATTTTTTGCATGATTTACCGCCTTTCATAGCACTTGACTAGGTCAAGATTAAACGAAAAATCTAGTGAAAATAAAAAAAGCGATTCAGAGATAAAAACTCTCTAAACCGCATGAATACGTACTTTTTCGAATGTTCGAATAGACACTAGAACCTAAATCTAGCGCGTCTGCCAATTCCGCCACATCCGCATATTGCAAAACAACAAGCACTTGTTTTCTTGTCGACTGCTTGAATAGTATATCAAGTATTTATTTTCCTGTCAAGTATTTTTATACAAAAACAGCTGTGTCTGCTTAATTCCCACAGATACAGCCATTTTTGTGTTTTTAGTACTGGTTCTTACTTTGTTTTTGCCAATTTTACATTCAGCCATTTTGAATAGACATTTTTGAATCCAACTTTCTTATAGGTACGAATGCGTACATAATATTTCTTCTTTGCTTTGTTAATTTAATGATAGCATATTTCCATACATCAAAAAAGAGACATGATCCTAGATCTCTCTAAAATCATATCTCTTACAACAATGAGCGTGCGGGGATTCGAACCCCGGACAACTTGATTAAAAGTCAAGTGCTCTACCACCTGAGCTACACACCCTTATATAATTATCAAGAACTGGGCTAGCTGGACTCGAACCAGCGAATGCAGCAGTCAAAGTGCTGTGCCTTACCACTTGGCGATAGCCCATCATCATTAAAATTTAATGATCAGGGTGGGTAATGGGATTCGAACCCACGGCCTCCAGAGCCACAATCTGGCGCGC